AGTACCGCTGTTTCTTCCTTGAAGAAAAGCACTGATAGGAAGCCTCCAGTATATTGCACCATTCGTAAGTAAAGCATGAAATAAGATTGCACGCCCTGGAATGCTTGCAATAGCAAAGACCACACAATCTTCAACTTCGCCTTTATGTTCTCGTAAGTCATATAAATACTCCCTTCGTATTTTACAGTATATGGGTGGTATGTTTGCATTTAAATAAGACATAATCAACCATAAATATCTCCCCACGTTTCGCCGGATTCATAATCTACTTTGTTGGGGATTGCCAAAGTAACAGCGTTCTCCATTATTTTAACAATCTTCTTTGCTTGATTGTCATCTACAACAGAAATATCTAATTCATCGTGTATTTGAATATGAGGTATAATACCTTCTTTATACAAATCTAACATAGCTTTCTTAGTCATATCAGCTGCTGATCCTTGAATCAACTTGTTTAATGCTTTGTATGTAAAACATCTTTTAATTTTAGGATTTGCTTTTAATTTTTCAACATCAGCTTCTGGATATTTTGCTAACCAACCATCTATAAATTTTTGTGTTGCTTCTTCTTTAGTCAAAGGTGTAGACATAACTCCAAATTTAAATTCATCTACTTCCCATTTATCAAATCTACATCTTCTACCTAATAAAGTTTTGATCATTCCAAATTCATTTGCTTCTCTAGTTATTATATTCATTAATTGTTTTACGAATGGAACGTTATCATGATACTGATTAAATAATTTTTCAGCTTCAGCTTTAGTAGATAAACCTAGTTCGGCCTGTAATTTAGCTTTCCCCATTCCATAAAATAATCCTAAATTAATTGTTTTAGCTTGTGATCTAGATATTCCAGCCATATCAGCAACTGTTTGATGAAAATCTACAGAGTTATTTTTAAATTCTTCTACTATTTCATCAACTGAATCATCTGAATTAATTTCATCTGTTTCTGCTGCAAAATGCACAACAAGTCTTGGTTCTTGTTGAGAATAATCGAAACATCCCCATTTATGATTTACTTCTGGTAAAAATAAAGATCTAATTGTTGGTCCTAAATTTTTATCTCTTGCAGGAATCTGTTGTAAATTTGGATTAGAATAAGAAAATCTACCTGTAACTGTTCCACCAACATCAGATCTAATTGGATTGATGTCAGCATGTATTCTTCCTTTATGTTCAAATCTTAAAACAGTGTCAATAAAAGTTGTATGAGCTTTATTTATTTCCCTTGCTTTAGCTATCATTTGAACTATAGGGTGTTTGTGTTCTTGTAAAAAATTCTTTGTAAAGGAAGGCGCTAATGATTTCTCAGTTCTTTCGTAGTGTAAACTTAATTTATCAAAAATTGTGGCAATTGATTTTGCAGCCCAAATTTGTGGGTCTATCCCTGTTTCTTGTTTTACTTTTAATAATATCTCTTGCTCTTGTTTTGTTAACTGTTGTTTCAGGAGTCTTGCTTTTTCTATATCGACTCGGACTCCTTTAAATTTCATATCTATTAGACAAGGAAATAGATCTGACTCTATTTTAAATATTTTTTCTAATCTTTGATTTTTCATTTCTTTATCTAATACTTTATATAATTCTAAAGTAAGCTCAGCATCTTTTTCAGCATAGGACCCAACATACATTGCCGGAAGTTTATACATTTCAGATTTAGGATCTATTCCCCAGGATTGAGCTGCTTCATTCAATGCAGTTTCGTTTTTTGTTTTACCTAAATAATCAAAGGCAACACTATTTAATGAATACCATAATCTATTCTCATCAATCAATGATGCCATAACCATAGTATCTATAATCTCACCTTTAATTTTGATGCCCGCCGCTCGAAGCCAGCATACGTCATACATTGCATTGTGAAATAATTTAATGTTAGAAGCAGAACAAACTTCTTTAACCCATGCCATTACTTTATCTTTATCTAAATTACCACCACCTTCATGAGCAATGGGATAATAAGCTGACCAACCTTCTACGGCCACAGCTACGCCCACAATATTACCATGTTCTCTAATTGCTCCAGACCCCATAGATTTAAGTCCAGGATCTTTTGTTTCTAAGTCAATTGCTACATGACTATAACCTTTTAAATTTGGAAAATTATCTGGACAAATCCATTCTTTCTGAGCTTCAAACATAAATTATAGTACCATAATTAAGAATAGAAATACACCCATACAAGTAAATAAACCCATGTCTGCAATTAAAGTTTTTCTCCAATTAAACATTGTAGTCTCTTTCCAATATCATTTCTAAATAGTGTATTGCTTTTAGTATATCTTCTTTTTTACCTTTTAGTTTATGCCTGCAAATGTATTTGATTGCATTGCCTTCTGCAAAAGGTAAATCATTTTTGTTAATAAAAACAGATGGCTGTATCTTCATTGTCTTATAATGTTTACCACCTACCTGTTTAAAAAATGTTTTGTTACTCATAGTATTGGATCTCCCACCGGGTAAAAAAACTCTTTATCAATTGTTGGTCGCATAATGTATAAGTTCTCCTTTGTTCTGGTTACACCTACAAAAAACAATCTGTGTTCAGGATCAGGATTTCTACATGCTGAATCATAAATGACCTTTTCTAGATCAGTAAATAATACAACATTATCGCATTCTTCACCTTTTACACCGTGTATTGTAGATATTTTAATTCTTGGTTCTGAAAATAGATTATCACCATTAGCTATTAATGATTTCATATAAGACTTAACATGGTCTGGCATGTTTAATTGTTCCCAACTTCCATATATTTTTAAACCATGATCCATTCTAAGATCATCTAGATCTACTGAATCTACATCTTTAAAAGAAGTACCTTGCGAATAACCTCTTTCAACATGTTTTAATTTATAACTTATACATTCTTCATAAAGTAGTTTAGCTTCTTTTCCACTAACCGAAGCACCTTCATTTAATCTTATCCAAATTCTATATGCTTTTAAAATATCATTAGGTAAAAATTCATTCTTCTTTGCAGTAAATCTTAAATTTAAAAATGCTAAATGTTCTGCTATTGGCTTTAACATATCATTGGTCCTAGTTAAAACCATCCAGTTTCCATTACTAAAATCTATATTTTGAAGCAATTGGTCTCTATATACATTTCCTTCCGCATCTCTTGGAAGCCATGATTTAATCATTCTTTTATCTATCTGATCTAAAATACTTAATGCTACTTTATGTACAGCTCTTGGAACCCTTCTTGATTCAACTCTAGGGTCCATTTCACCTTTTAAATTCATAAATATATCTTCATCAGCACCTTGGAATGTATAGATTGTTTGATCGTCATCCCCTGCGATGTAAGATCTCTTACATTTTGACTCAATGTAAAAGAACATATCCCATTGCAGAGGATTCAGATCTTGTGCTTCATCGAGAAAGACTACGTCGAGTGGAGGACATTTATCTTTCTCAACAAACTGTTTAATCATATCAGAGAACTCAATCATCCCTGTTTGCTTTTTATATGATTCTAAATCGGCATAAATTTGTTCTGTTAAATCTAAATTAAGAGAAGAGTAATGATGATAATCTAAAACTACTGCAGCTTCTCTTAATCCTATTTTTTTATTTCTTGCTAATTCAATTATTTTCATATGTCTATTTTTATGTACCGTATATCCAGTCTCATTGACTTCACTATCAAATTCTAAATTTTTACAAATCTGTGAATAGTTTTTAAATCCTCTCCATTTTTTTCCTTTTAATAATTTTGTATTTGTATCTATACTTAATTGTCTTGTTCCCAACGAATGCATTGTACAAATAAATGGAAATTTTTTTACATTTGGAAATGTAGAAAGTATTCTTGTTTCAGCTTCATCAGTTGCTGCATTACTAAATGTTAAATATGCAATTCTATCGGCAGATGTTTTATATTCATTTAATTCTTTATTTAAATAATTATTAATTAAATGATGCGTTTTACCTGTTCCTGGAGGTCCTGGAATAATTATTCTACTCATGCTCTAAATGGTGGCTCCTTTATCTGTTCTTCTCTAATTTCTAGTTTCTCATGTTCTGGAGTTTGCATCTTCCAAACTCTAATTGATTTTTTATCTAATTTAGTAATTTCCTCTTTGGCTTGAAAAATATCCATTAACATCTTTTGTGTTTTTTGTTTTTGAACATTCCAAGATTTACTTCTTTGTAAAAAATTCCAAAAGCTTTCATTTTTAAAATAGGTATGTCCATCTTCAGAATAAGGAAGACCTCTTTTAACATCTTCAAATTTCTTTCCTGGCGCTCTATGAATAAAATCAGTTATCAAATCTCTTAATTGAACATCTAATTTAGATGATTGAGGAACGTTTTCAATCTCTTTCATATTTCCACCCATAAACTTTCTTAATAATTTTCTCCAAGGTAATTTACCTACTGGAAGCATTGGCTGGCCTAATTGTACCATACATGCAATTGAAAATTTTTCAGGATCATGTAATGTTTGATCATCTACTTCTACTGGTTTAGCATCTATATACACAATATAAATAGGAGGATGAGATCTAAATACTTTAATCTCTTCTATTTCTGGAATAGGAACATCTTCTCCAACACCAAATTCTCTAGTAACACAAGTTTTTGAATCACAAAAACTTAAAATAGGTTCTTGTTTACATTTATAACGATAATCTTTTTTATTTAATGAACCCTCTAAACCTTTCATTTCACTTGGAGTTAATGGTGGTTTCATAAATTTATCATTGTAAACATGTATCTTTCCTTGCCATTCAGTCGGATATCTTTTTTTAAGATATACACCTACATTGTACATCATCTCATTTCTTCCACCCTCTGTTATTCCATCAGTTAATAAACTAACTAAACAAGGAGGTGCACCTTTTAATAAATCATTATCGTCTTTTGGATCTACTTTAACTATTGTTTGTTGTATTAATTCTTTTTCAGAAACTACTTTTTGATCATAAACTTTATAAAAATTTTCTAAACTTAATTTATTTCCGTTATCATCTAGTGCATATCTAGTTGTATTGTCTCCACCATGATAAGGAACATTCAACCAACTTGGTAAATCATTTCTATCAAATCTTACATAATCTTGTTTTGGATAAATTTCTCTTTTTGCATGACCTAATACTGCGGCCATCTTTTTTAATCTTTCTCTAATTAAACTTGCTGGAACAAATTCTTTTGTAAATAAAAATGCATGTGCACCACCTGATTTAGATTTAAATACTATTAATGGTAATTTTTTTTCTATTATTTTATTTATTAATTCTTTGTGATCAAATGGGTAAACATCTACATCTATGCATCCCCATTTACATTTATTATCTTCTCTTATAGGAAAAATACCAAGTGAAGGTTCTTCACCATTTAAATGTTTTTGCCATAAAAAATCTGTAACAGGATCTCTAGATGTAAAAGATTGTGCTTCGTTCTTTCCTTTTTCTGAAATCTCTCCTTTTAATTTTGTGTATCCATAGGCTTTTTCATAGCCCGCAAATATCTCTTTAAATCTTTCTAGCATTGTCCACTCTTATTTGTACAGGTGGTATTTCTACCACCTGTATGTTTAATTTATTTTCCGTTAGCTAGTGATTGATAGAACTGTTTAGCTCTTTCATACACAGCTTGATCTTGCACTGGACCAATCTTTTCTACATTGTATCCATACCATTGATTTCCTTTACCGGAATTCAATACGGTCTTTAACTTATAAGTGTGGCTAAATGATGGCGGCGTATAAACACCGTTTTTACCATTTAGAGTTATAGACATCATCATAGCATTCCATTTTCTGCTAATCTTTCCTTGAGATGAACTCATAGAAATTAAAGCAGTTTCTGAACTACCATTATCTGAAATTAAAACAAAATGTTGACCAACAGTTAAAATATAATTACCATTTGGTAATCTATCTTTTCCCATTGCATCTTTAGTTGTTTTAGTTAAGACATCTGAAGTATCTGGATAGATTTGTTCAGGTCTTCCTGAACCTGTTCCAAAATCTGACCATTCTTGATACTCTAATTTATAATGACAAGGAACAACGTCTATTCCTTTTGATCCATCATAAACTTTCTTTGTTACTGTATTCAGTAACATTCCTGGCTCAGCACCTTCAATGTAAGCTTGATTTCGCTTTTGTGCTTCTGCAGAACCATTTTGCAATAGTTTTAAAATTGGTAAAGCTAAACTTCCTTGCTTTACATTTTCAAAACCTGCATGTGCATCATCTTCAAACATTACTTTAGAAGGTAGAGGCGCGTCTTTCTTTATTGCTACTTGTTTCTCGTTACTCGTTTCCATTTTCGATTATCTCCTAGTTATTTTTGTCTGGTTACCCGCAAACGTTTTAAATAAATCAGAGGGCATATCCTGTCCAGATTCGATACGCTCTCTGACTACCGCTTTGAGTGTCTGGGAATGAACACCAACCTTCTGGACTGGTTCAAACCCCTGACCTCGTGCAAGGACAGCATATTGTGCCGCCTTGTTGTCTTCGCCACGACCAAAGGTAACAGTGATATCATTTTTAATAATATCACCTAGACCGTTGTTACGAAGCCATTCAAAAGCTTTCTCCTGAACTTCAGGAGATATAGATGCACTGTAAAAAGGTTTAACTTCTACAGATTCACCATCTCTTAGCTTTAATTTTGTAATGTGCATTTCCTGCATCATGGCAGGAATTTCTACTTGTGAAAGTATTCTTGCTTGTTCTTTTAATTTATTAATACTTTCTTCTGCGTTAGCAATCTCGTCTTCTAAATCTTTTAATTTTAAAACTTTATCTGATAAAGTTTTTGCAGCATCAATTTGTGTAATTGATTCTACTCTGTCTTGCTCGAAGTTTATTGTCATATTATTACCTTTCTATTCTGTATATTATAATCCCTTAAATTAATATTGTCAAGTGCTTGTTTCAGATTTTTGATACAAGTCGATTTCAATTGGATAATATCTCCTTTCTTGTTTATCCCATTTTAATAATTTATACTTACCATTAGTTATATCAGAAACAACAGAGCAGGCAACACCGATTATTGCAGGATCACCTGTAAGTAGTAAATAATCTTCTGAAGTGTA